CCATGATGGAAACACCGAAGAATTCAGGTAGACCAACTTGGTTGAATATCTGATTACGAATCTCATCGGTGGCTGCGATAGGAGCAGTAGTAGCAGTGTTGTTAGATCCAGCAGCAGCAGCTAGAGAGCCCTTCGTATTGATGGGATTATAAGCCATACCGCGAAGCTCTTCAACAATCTCGGGAGAAACGATAAGATCAGTTAGACCTCTACGAGCGCCAGAAGGAGTTCCACCAACAAACGAAGCGTTGATACGCTTAATCTTGGTGAAAAGCTTGTTCAAGTCGTTGAGGACGAAACGGCCAGCAGCCGCAGTGCGGAAAACATGGTAGTTGTTAGCAGCAGTGGCATCATTACCAGTAGAAGCAGCAGCGAGAGCAGCCATCAAAAGATTGGCAGAAGTTCTCTCTTGCTTAAGCATAACTTCTTGAGCAATACGGGTAAAAGATTTGCTAACCACATCAAGTCTGCTCTTCGCGGCATACTTTTTGTCGAATGCGACTGCGCTATCAAGACGATAAGTGGCCATCTTGAGTTCAGAAGCGGTCGGCTGAACAATGTTTTGAGGAAGACCGCCGGCGACAGACTGGCTGTAAACCTTGATGTAATCTTCGTCAAAAATGTCGTAATACAAATCAAGAGGAATAGAAGGATTATCTTCCGAATTGAATTGTAGGCTGGTAAATAGATTTGAAACAGTCGGAGCGTTATTGATAACTTCGGCTAGCACCGGACCAATGAATTCAGCCAAAGCAACTTGTGCTTCATAGGCTACTTCACGATTCTTGGAAGCCAAAGCTTTGACTAGCTCAACCTGTTCATCTGTTCTTTTTAAAACGATTTTCATATTATTATAAGATTAAGTATTAAACAGTGTAAGAAGAAACACAGTCGATCTGAACCAAAGCATATTTTCCAGTCGTGGTGCCAGCGAAATAATCGCTCTTACCATTCGAGGAAACACGCTGACCGGTTCCGAGAACACGTCCTACAATGCTATAGTTACCAGTCAATGGAGAAACTGCGCTAGCAGCTATACCAGTGACTTTTCCGGCATTGGCAGAAATCGCCAAATGAGAATTGACAGCCATATTCGCATCCACCCAATCAATCGCAGTATCTGCGAGAGTGAAAACGCCACGGGTAGCGACGGGACAGGCTTGACCAGAAAGAACGGCTTGGAGTTCTTGCTTTTTAATGGGATTATAAAGAAGCTTTTCTCCATTTTCGTCCTCTAGCAAAGTTTGGTTAAGCGTAATACCAAGAACTGGTTCACCAGCGGTAGCCGCAGTAAAAGTTAGAGGAACGGAAGGATACTGAGCTGCGCCCAAGAAGGGATAATCAGTTTTTCCAAGATAAGAGTTGTCAGCATAAGTAATCGGATCTGAATCCAAATTACCGGCCGAAACTTTAACGAATACACCAGCCGAACCGTTGCCATTTGTGAATGGACCAGTATCAGCAGTGTCGTTAGCGAAAAGATTGATTACATCTGTTTCGCTATACTGTCTGAATGGATATAGTCTTAGTGACATATGATTTTAAATTAAGTTTAGTATTGAATATTGATATTTTTCTTCGAAAAGGCACTGCTTATTTTCTCTTTCCAAGATTTTTCACCCTTTGTTACTTCAATGTTTTGAGCGGGAATAGAAGTGCTTTCAGGTTGGACATTGGCCAAAGCGGTTTCGACTTCTACAGATTTTTCGCTGGCTACACTTACGGTTTCTGGGGCCTTAGCAGAAGAGATTCTCTTTGCGAGTTCGGCTTCGAGACGCTCTTGGAAAGATTTTTCTTGTTCAGATTTAAAAGCCTTGCTCTTATGGCGATAAATTACAGCGAGCTTTTCTTTATACGAAGCAAATGCTTCATCAGCGCTATCTAAAGAACTTATTTCTTTAGCTAGAAAATTACGGTCAACTTCGTCGAGATCATATTCAGAATCAAGTAACGACATTCTTGAATTAAAAATCTCTTGAGACGCTTGGGCAGAAATAGTTGATTCCAAATCATTTAATTTAGAAATGGTCTCATTTAGCTTTTTGTTATTCTCTTCAAGATCCTTCTTCAATTGCTCAGCTTCGGCCAAAGCTTGAAGCTTAGCTTCTTCAGCAGCCTTCATTTGAGATTGAATCTCATCGCTTTTCATTTTAATGCTATCAGAAATTTTCTGAGAGATGTTCGCGACTGCCTCTTCACTAAAATTTTCCGGCTTTTGTTTTTGAGCCAAAATTTGTTTTAGCTCAGATAGTATTTGTTCTAAATCCATAATTTTATTCTTAGTTATATTTACAGAAGTTTTTTCTATTTGTGAAATATTTTTATTAAAAAGTAACGATGTAGAAGTTTCGACTTCAATACACTCGGCTTCATCTACCTCCTGCTCTTCTTCGCGCTCAAATTTGTCTGTGCCGTCATCGACAATAACACCTTTAACATCGGCTGCTGGATTCGACGTAAAACCAATTCCCAACGGATATATTCTACCAGTAACCAATCTATAAACTGGAGTTCCATCATTCATTCTACCGTGTCCATCAAATCCCTTTAAATATTTTTTAAACTCTTCAATCTGTTTTTTGTCTGTAATAATTTCTGCTTCATTAAGATTTTGGCTTCCAACAGCAACGAAATATTCATTAAAACCTATTTCCCAACTTGCACTAATTTTTTCGTATAAATTTGATTCGACATCATTAGATTCAATAAGAGCATCGGCAAAATCTCTATCAACAGTTTTATAAACCACAGCCGCCAAAGCAATATTGAATGGCAATAAAGAATTTTTAACATCTTCATCGCTTAATATTTTGTTTTCTCCATAAGAAGAAAAAGCGGAATTAACAATATGACCAACAATTTTTTGCTTCTTGTGCTCAATATTGGTTGGTTTATGTATGAAATACTTCTTGAACGCAATTGCGGTATTCGTGTCTATTCCATCTCCATTTTTATTAAAACGATTTACAAGGGCCGCGTTAAAAGCCGTGCCAATTAAATCAATATTTTTTTCTAAATTAACGGATTTTGGAATAAGCGTCTTTAAAGGATCCAAAGACGCCTGAGACAAAAGAATATTATTATCAAAATTTAATGACGCAGTAACGATGCTGTCAAATCTTGTTTTATACTGATACATATATAAATTTTTACACTGAATGCTTTGTGCTGTGATACAATAATGCGGCAGAATATGTATCTAATTCATGTTCTGTCGCAATATCTTGAACCGAATCCATAATTCCAATTTTATCTAAAACGCCATGATCTTTAATAACTGTTTCTGCAAAACTGTTCCATGTAGAACATTCTGAACCGACAATAATTGCTTCACTTATGCCATCTGCGAGTTTTTTCTGTTCGGAGTTCAAACTCTTCTTTTTATATTTTTCTTTCAATAACGATTCAACTTTTGAATATAAATTTTTCGTTAAATCAAGGACTTTGGCAATTGCATCTTTTGAATATATGGAAGCTTTTGCTCCAGTTGGTCTTCCTTTTTCATTTGGAGTTTTATTTCTAATTGGAGCCGAACCAAAATCGGGGGCTGGAGGAGCAACCGAAGGCACTCCACCAACAATCGGGTTATAGAATCCTTTCTTTCTGTCTTGAACAAATTTTTCTTGAGCAGAAACAAGCTCTTCGCTGGTTGGATAAATACCAGTTTCAATAACCTTCAATCCTTCTTCTGGAGGTAGAATTCCTAATTCCATCATTCTAGTAACTACTCGATTAAATTGGGTTTCATCTTTTATAGAAACCTCTTCGAATTTAGCTACTGGACATTTACCCTTAAAACCTAAATTTTTGAATATCAACTCTATTTCAGGTTGTAGAAAATCACACAAAAATGCATTTCTAGCTTCTTTTAATCTTTCGAAGAAAACTTGAGCTTTTACAGTTGTATTTGCGAACTTTTCAGATCCAATGAGTATGTTTTGAAGTCCCTCTTTTATATCTTCATTTACAATCTTATATTTTTCATAACCCAAAACTTTATTCATATCAGGAATAATGAATTCAGCTTTTGTCGTATAATCCGCAACCAAAACGCGACCAACAGATTGATTATTTAATAAAGACTGCATAGCCTTTATATTTTTATGATTAATGCCGCCCTTTGAAGGTTCTGCTCCCAAAGTTATTAACAAAATAACATTTTCTACCGTCCGGCAAATAGCTTGATCAATTTTTTTCATTTCAAGTTTAAAATTA